AGCTTGGCAGCAAGAGTCTGTCGAATCAGCGTTAAGTAATTATAAACATTTAATAAATCAGAACTGGATAACACCAGTCTGGGCTGATGAACACGTTGCTTATTGCGGAGGTAAAGATAACTTTCGCTATAAGCTTTGCCCTAACTATAAGGCTAATCGTAAGGATCCACCGGATGATGCTAAGTTCTTTCGTCCACTAATGGAGCGTATTGTTGAGGAAGGCTTAGCTATACCCTCAGATGGTATGGAGGCTGACGACATGGTACGTATTAAAGCTACGGAGTGTGCATCACTCAACGTAGACTTTACTATAGTACATATCGATAAAGATCTTGATTGTATTCCAGGGAAACATTACAATCCCCACAAGGAGACTTTCTATGAAATTGATGTTGACGCAGCTGATCTGTTTTATTGGACTCAAATGCTGAAGGGTGATCCAACCGATAACCTTCCGGGGCTACCTAAAGTAGGACCAAAGAAAGCAGAGAAGATGCTTAATGGTGTACCGCTAGGTAGACGTAAACATAGAGTACTTGCTGCATACAGAGCTAAATACGGTCGAGTTGACTGGAAAGAAAAGCTATTAGAAACAGCGAACGGTATTCATATTCTAAGGAGTCATGATGACTACTTCTCGATTTAACAACCATGAACGTTGGCATAACGTACAGGTTGAACGTGTTACTCAGTTCGATAGTAACGACTGGTGTGGCATTATCACAAAAGAACACGGTGAAATACGGTGTAAGCGTAGAAATAAGAAACGCTTTAAACTAAAGAAAGGATTTAAAGGTCCAATCACTGTTTTCTTTTATCAAGGTAAGACACCAACGATTGCTGACGATCCTCGTGGTCACATTGAAGTAGAAAGTCATTGGAATATTCTTAATCCAGAAGTCTTTGATGAGTCACATCATGGCTTTCTTTATATCATCACGGATAAACGTAATGATAGACGCTATATCGGCGTTAAAACACTGCATACTAGTTGGAAGGGCTATACTAGTTCTTCCTCAGAACTCAACGAAGAAATAACTAAAGCAGGTAAAGAGAACTTTATTTTCGATATCTTGTTCTCTTGCCCAATGAAAGGTGATCTTAGTTATATGGAAGCCTATATGATTATGATTACTCATGCCCTATGCTCTGATGAGTGGTATAATAAATGGGTGCATGAAATTAGGTTTAAACCCGCAATGAAGGACATGGAGAGACAAATTGAAATCGCCAAAGACTATTCGCAACCCCTACCACAATGACATTAGGAAGTATAAGGTTATTCCTAATGAACGTGCAGAGGTAACTGAAGAAGATTGGGATGAAGATCTAATCGATCTATTCAATAACAAGCAGCAGAAAGCTGAAAAGATTATGAAGTCAGATAGAGCTAGAAACCGAAGAAAGGAAGCTCGATATGCCAAAGAAGATAGAATATACGGAAAGTAAAGAAATAGGTAAGACAGCGTGTCCCGCTTGTCCCTCAAGCGATGGATTTGCTGTATATGATGATGGACACGGTTACTGCTATGTATGTAACCACTATGAAAAAGAAATCGGAAAGGAAGAGGAAATGCCTCTTGATACTAACAACTTTAGCCTTGAGCTATTTGAAGCAAACCTCGGCGATTGTCGTGGTGTACAAGACCGTAGAATAACTAAGACTATTGCAGAACACTACGGTGTTCGTGTTAACTATGATAGTGACCGCAACATTATTGCTTATAACTATCCTTATTATGCGGATACACACCACCCTATTGCCTACAAAACAAGAACATTACCTAAACAATTCAAGACAGTAGGAGACTTTAAAGATGTTTGGCCTTTCGGCGTTCACGCTTTTCATGCGGGAGGAAAAAGACTTGTCATCACTGAAGGCGAGTTCGATGCGATGGCGGTCGCGCAAGCTTCGTATGACCACTATAATAAGATCTATCCTGTCATCTCAGTAGCAAGTGCTTCTAACCTTAAAAGTCTTCTTCATGCTCGGACATGGATTAGATCCTTTGAGGAAGTTGTTTTATTCTTTGACAACGATGCTGCAGGTCAGAAGGCTATTAAAGATGCCGCTAATATTATCGGTATCGATAAGGTAAAAATAGCTTCTCTAGGTAGCGTAGCTAAAGACCCTTGTGAGTTGTACATAGCTGCAGGACATCAAGGCATTATGCGTGCTGTATGGGATGCACAACCTTATAGTCCAGCGGGTATCGTAGTAGGTCATGAGCCTGTATGGGAACAATACCTAGCTCGTCAAGCTACTGAATCAGTTCCTTATCCAGATTGCTTAGACGGTATCAATGAGAAGACTAAGGGTATGCGCTTCGGTGAGATAACCTTGTTTACTTCTGGTACTGGCAGCGGAAAAAGTACTGTCATTAAAGAAATTGTACTTGACTTATTAGACAAAACTAGTTATAAGGTAGGTATGATCTCTCTTGAAGAGAGTATTGGCGATACCGCAGAAAAGTTTATTCAGATGAAACTTAAACAAAATCTGCAAGAGTTCGATGTACCTTTAGAAGTACAAGAAGCAGCATCAAAGGAGGTGTTTGGTAGTGAACGGCTTGTATTGCTTGATCACCAAGGCTCTGTTGGTGATGAGTCACTCATTGATAAGATTGAGTATATGGCTCTTATGGGTTGTAAGTATCTTATTCTTGATCATATTACGATTGCAGTATCAGAGGGTGCAGAAGGTTACTCTGGTAATGAGGCTATCGACAAGGTTATGTCAGACCTACTTAAGATTACTAAGAAGCATGACATCTGGCTTGGAGTTATATCTCATCTACGGAAAGTACAGGGAGGCGGTGCCACATTTGAGCAAGGTAAGTTACCTAGCATGGATGATATCAAAGGTTCTGGATCCATCAAGCAAATCTCTTTCGATATTATCGGGTTCTCTAGAGATATGGCTAATGAAAATGAAGAAGTTAGAAATACTATTGAGTTCATCGTACTCAAGAGCCGCTTTTCTGGTAAGACAGGACCAGCGGGTTCGGTTAAATACAACCATGAGACTACGCGGTTAGAGTATAATAACAAAAACATTGACTTTGAGGTGCTACCATGAGCGAGACTGCTTTATACCACCAAATAGGATTACTTCAACAAGAACTTGCTCATGCAAAACAAATCATTGAAGAGTTGACTATGGAGCGGAATAAGTTTCGTAGTCAAGCTCTCATGAGGGCAAATAAAATAGAGACATTATCAAATGAGATCAATAAACTTTATACGGAACAAGAGTATATCCCCTAGCCTAGAGATTATTAAGCTATTAAATAATCTTAGGTCAAGGAACATTGAGCCTATTGACTGGCACTATGATAACAACTTCATAACCTTTAGAGTAGAGGATGAGGACTATGGCGAAGAAAGCAGATAATAGTAAGGATTACTTCCTTCTTAAACCACGCAAACAAAGAACTTTCACAGGAAAGAAATATGCAGGACGTAAAAAGTATCGAGGACAAGGTCGATAACAACAAAGGTTTTATTACCATGACAACCAAGGAAGAACGATATGATACACTCTATATGGACATCGCTAAACGAGTTGCTGAAATGTCTTATGACAGCGATACACAAGTTGGCGCAGTCATCGTTAAAGATGGCAACATTATCTCAATGGGCTGGAACGGTACTCCAAGCGGCTTTAACAATAACTGTAAACACCCTGAAACGGGTATCACTTTATCTACTGTTATTCATGCTGAAGCTAACGCAATCTGTAAGCTCGCTCGTACTAGCGGCTCTGGATTGGATTCCACACTGTACACTACGCTCTCACCTTGTATCGAGTGTACTAAGCTTATCCTCCAATCTGGTATCAGCGAAGTTGTCGTTGAGAAAGCGTATGAGAAAGATTTAGAAGGATTTAAAATTCTTAATGAGAAAGGTATGTTAAGGGTATGCAAATCCATTATCAAAGAATAGAGAATATGCCTGATTACATTGCTTGGGTTAAATGTAATCCTGAAGATCGCAGTCAAGTAGAGGAAATGTTTCCTAAAGATAAATACACTTTATTGATTGCACTAAAGCCTAACTATAACCCTATTACTTGTTCACAGCAAGTACTTTACAATCCACCCGCTCCAACTTGGGGCTTAGATGTATGGAAGAAAGAGGACGATGGAAGATATACGGAACTATCTACTAGAGAGAATCCGCAGCGATAACATAGGTGTTAAACCTAGACGCAGCCTACAACTTATGCGTATGATCGACACTGATGGTGTTGATATGCTCGACTTCCTAATCGAAGATATGATTATCTACGGACGTAAGTTCATCCAGCGTTGTTTTAAGCGCAGCAAAGTAGAGGGTGAAACCCCTATTACGCAAGCTTCAATGGCTATCGGCAAGTATATTGTTGAGGGCTGGGACAGTAACAACGTTAACTTTCGAGACCATGTTCGTGTTGGTGATCTTATCATTGAAGGCTTTGTTATGTGTGGCTATCTTACTATATCGGTAGGACACATGAAGAGCCGTAAGCCAGTTACAATCCATGCCACTGAGAAGTGGGGTGAAATGGAAGTTGTAGCTGGCAAAACTACTTGTATGAGTGCAGATCCAATCCCGCCTATCACTAAATTATTTCAAGACAACGGTAGGGCAGTGATTAAGACTTGGGATAAATCTAAAGAACACTTGTTTATGAAATATATTAACGCACCTTTTGTAAAGGCAATCGATAGCCTACAATCAACTAGGTATCGTGTCAATGCAGAAGTTAACCAAGCCATTAAAGAAAATATGTTTATGTTTATTAAGAACGAAACATTTGATGGTGAAGATAAAGAAGAAAACGCTAAGTTGTATCAACGTCAAGCCTCTAAAAATCGAGAGATTAAAGAGGTAATGGCAATAGCAGACAAGTGGCTAGGTGAGTCATTTAGCTTTTATATTGATGCAGATTACCGTGGTCGGCTATATTATAGCGAACCCTTCTTTAACTTCCAAGGTGCTGACATTGCAAGAGGTCAATTACTATTTGACGAAGGTAAACGCTTTGATGAGTCTGCTAGCTTCTGGTTAGCCGTTCACACTGCTTGTTGCTTTAACCAGTCGTATAGTATTGGCGAGATCCCTGAGTGGACTACAAGCGATTACCGTTCTGTACTCGAAGAAGAAAACTTAGACACTATCTCAGTAGATAAAATGACTCTAGAAGACCGCGCTCAGTGGACTCAAGAGAATATTGATGTCATTGTTGAGATGGGTGAAATGCGAATGATCGCAGAAGAGGCCGAGAAGGCTATCTCTTTCTTAGCCTGTTGCATCGAGTGGTACCGCTACAGCACTACGGATGGGGACTACTATACTCGACTTCCAATCCCCATAGACGGTGCTAATAACGGCTGGCAACACCTAGGTGCTATGTCTAAGGATGCGCTAACAGGTAGGCTTGTTGGACTTGTTCCTACCGAAATCCAGAACGACTTCTATGTACAGATAGCTAAGAGGCTATGTGACAGGATGCCTGAATGGTTTGAAGAAAGACAGATTCCAATGAAGCATATCCGTAAGGGCATTGCTAAACGTGCAGCCATGACTCGTGCTTATAGTTGTGGTCAAAAGAAAATGTCTGAGTCTATGTATAGCGATTGCTATCAATATGGCTTTACTAATGACTACAACATTTCCACCTGGGATTGCGATGAACTAAGTAGCCAGGTTATTAGGGCTATCCAAGAAGTTTGCCCCGGTCCTTTAGATACTATGAAGTATCTGCAGCGGTTAGCTGATCAAGAGATTACTAACTGGTATAAGCAGTATGGTACTGATAGAGGTAAAGGTATCGAGTGGACTACACCTTCAGGCTTTCCTGTGATATACGAATGTTATCGCACTAGACCTGTTAAGGTAGACTGCTATGGCTTCAATACGCCTGACGGAGAGATCCGCTTCAAGCACGTTATTAGGGAGCATACAGATATCCCTGATCGTAGAGGCTTTATGTGCGGCATCAGCCCTAACTTTGTGCATAGCATGGATGCTAGTCATATGGCTCTTGTTATAGCAGACTGGGAAGGTGACTTCGCTGCTGTGCATGACTCGTATAGCTCTCATGCTAGTAACGTAGAAGATCTTATGGTCAAGACAAGACAAAAGTTTGTTAGTATCTACGACAAAGAAAACTTCTATGATACAATACCCTTTGGTAAGGGCTTCGAAGGAGTAGTACCTACTATCGGCAAGCTATCTATTAAAGATGTTGCTGATTCTACTTACTTCTTTTGTTAAATAAAAAAACCCCACAAGGTTTCCATTACGGATTCCCTGTGGGGTATTTTTATTTTATGCTAGTAGTTTTTTAATTCCGTCTTTAGCTTGTTTACGGAGGCGACCCGCTTCAACTTGAGCTTGTTTACGATCCATCCCTTCGTTAATAAAGTTATCAACGTTTTTATTATATACTACTTCTAGTACTGCAAAGTTAAGCTTAGGTGTGTAAGCTAATGATGGATCAAGATTGTATTGCTTAACAAACTCCATGTCATCAAAGTCTAATCCTTGTAGTGCTAGTTTATTATAGTTCTTTTTAGTATTTACTTTCATTTAACTGTCCTCTTAGTTATATTGGTAAATTGCTTTTGAAATGAGCTTCCAGATTTTGCTTTTTAAAGACTCATTCGCTTTATGCCGTTGTTCTAAGTCTGAGATAATTAGCTTCTGAGCTGCAATATCGCTAATAAGACCTTCGTAAGCTTGCATAGAGATCTCACCACCTTCAGGACGCCATCCAGCTTTAATAGCTCTATCTAGTAGCTTTTGTGCTGGACCTCTTAAGTTTACTTTAGGTACAGCTTTACGCCCTTCTGTTGTTTCAAACTCAGCTGTAAGCTGGTCTAACCCTTGGCTTAGCATTACTAAATGATCGTGTAATGCTCGATATTCACTCTCATAATCTACCGTAATCTTCATCCCAGGATTACGCGAAGCCTTAGCTCGCATACTTGCCATTGCCGCTTTAAGTCCATCTGTTATTGATTTAGAAATAGAGTAATTCATATTTACTTGTTTGAATTGATTATTTATTTCTCGATGGTAAGCTTTAACACTAGTTGCATCGGTAATAATCGCATCATGTACTGGCATAACAAATGCTGCTCCTTCCTTACGTACTCTTGCCATGTCATTTACTTTCATAATAGTGTTAGCCATTACTGCAGCATCTATTTGTTGGACTGTAAGGACAGGTAATTGATTAGCAACAAGTTGTCCGAATTTAGATCTATCGGCTAAGCGATACTTACCCGTTTCAGGATCAAACACCCGCATCCTAGTACGTTTACCTGCGCTACCAGTAGCTCTAGATTCTGTCATCTCTAGATTAATAATGCCTTCTTCTGTTTGAATAGGAATAGTTCTTCCTGTTCTAAAGTGTTCATTAGTTCCCATATAAATGGTTGTCCCTAGTGGACCCACTAATTCAGGAACTACACCTAGCATTGCCCATAGCTTACCTGCGTTCTTATATAATTGCTGTTGTTGTAGATTAAGAATAGTAAGACCTTGCCCGATTACGTTATTGAGATCGTTAATACGATCCATCCTAGTATAATCGGAAAGGTTCTCATGTCGTGCAATTACTTTAGCAATAATATCTTTACCTGCATCATCAATAAATTCTTGTGCAGTTTCCATATGAAATCTAGCTGGCATACCGTATGATGTTTCCATCAATGGAACCTTAGATAATGCTTTAACCATATCGCTACGTTGGTCTGCTGGTAACTCATAGATCTCAGTTAATACTTCCGACCAGAAGTCTTGCTTCTCAGGGTTATGTGCAAAAGGAACACCTATTTGTTTCATAGCGGTATCTAAGAATTTATCTCGAATATCACCTTGTGATAACACATTTCCCTCATCACCAAAAATAACACCAACTCTTTTCATGTCATCAGTATCACCGTTTTGCAACGCTTGAATTGCAATACCGTTTTGCTTTCCATCATGCTGAACTTGTGCTTTAAGCTCTAATGAGTTTAATCCTTTAGTCTTTGCATCATGCCAATTAGCGAAGTCAATAAACGCTTGTAGTTTATAACCCCAATCATCATTCTTCTTAAGGGAGGATTGATGTAGTCTACCTGCATCTGTAGCCTGATTAAATGTATTCATATCTCCAGATTTAACCGCAGCTCGCAATGCTTGGCCTTGACGTAACCATGTTTGGTATACCGGATCATTTGGATTCGACATAATTGATTTAGTAATATCAATTATATTATTCCAACCCATGTCTTCTGTACGCAAACCGTTAGTTGGGTTGTAGTTATTATCTAAATCTGGGTCTAATAAGTTTTTACCGATTATATAAGTCCAATTTTCCATAATCTGTTTAGTAGTTTTATCACCGGACTTTATATTAACTAAAACTTTTTTAGCACTGCCAACAATATTTCTTACTAACTTGTCTGTTTGGTAGTTAAGCACTGTATTACGAACAAAGTAACGACCCACAGAGCTAGCGTGCATATACTTATTGTAATATACTTTACCTTGATTAGCAGTTGCGTCATCCATTGCGCGTACTATCTTTCGAGCTTGCATACGCATTACTTTATTAGCTTGATCTTGAGCGTCTACTTCTCTACCTTCACCAAATCTTTTCTTAGCATTAGAGTATGCTTCTAACCATTTAGCTTCATGTAGACCTAATGTCTTTGCCCACTTGTTATTGCTAAAAAAGAGACCTCCCGGAGCCGCATTTACTAGTGTAATACTATCTGCTTGCCCTGGTCCAGTCGGTTCTAATTGAATTACCGAAGCAACAATCATCTTAGCATAAGCAAAACGATCATCATCAACCCGCATAGGTATAGTAGAAAGTTTTAGCTTTACTGCGTCTTCAAAGGCAGTATTTTTAGATGTCTTGTTTCGCTTAGAAATAGGTTTAGCTTTTTCGCCTAGTTCGCGTTCACGCCCTGGAAATTGATTTACTGCGGGTGGCAAGTAAGCAACGTTAACACGACGGTCTGGCTGGATATCTTCTAATATGCCTCTATTTGATCTAAAGAAAGCTTCACCTTCTTCAGTTAGAACCAATCGTTCATCTTTTAAATCTGTATTAGGATCATTAGCATTCAAATCAATTGCTTGAAATAGATTTTGTTCTGGTGTTGTAAACATATCATAGATTAAGACATCTAGTGCTGCCTTAACATCTGGATCTAATGCTGCACCAGCGCCGCCGTAACCCATTCTAATGTTTGGATCACCCATTTCATTTGGGTTTGGAAGAAGCTTATCTGCTAAAGAAGAAGCCATCCGTTCGCGAATAAGTTCAGGATCGAAAATACCATCGCCTGCAGCCTGCTCATCTCTCATAGAAGAAACATCTAGTGACTCATCGGTCTTATTAAATACGTCTGCTGCGGTTTCTAAAAAAGTAATTGCTAACGCATTGCCTACACGGTCAGTCATACGACCAGAAGTTTGATCGAATAATTGTGTTGAAGCTAAAAATCCTTGAACCTTGCGAGACACGGGATCGTCTGCTGTAAGCATTGGTTCAATTCGTTTACTTAAAGTATCATTAATAAACGAGCCTCTAGCAATTACATTTCCGTAAACATCGCGACCTTGTTGTGCTTGAGGTATTGTTGAACGCATTTCATCTGCACTCTGTGCAGCATATGTTTCGGTTGTAGCACGGGTTGCCCTTTCGGTTTGACTTTTTATTTCTGATTCCATCTGTTTATTAATGAAAGCAGGATCGTTTGAGAAAGGAGTAGTCGACATTGGTTGAAGATCAAAGCCTTCTGGCGCTTCTTCCCCTGGGGTTTCATCTAGTGTATCTGCAGTAGTAGCAACAATACTCGGATCAAATGCGCCCGCTTCAATTAATGATTGTGTTAACGGATCAAACGACTCTTCTGCTCTTACCTTTGCTTCTGCTGTTTCAGAAGTCTCGGTACTGCCAGGAGGTAACGCTTGAATACGTGGCTCTTCGCCTAAGGGTTGAGCAATATAATCTGGACGGGCTGCTTGATCTTTCTTTGAGACTAAATCTAATGCCTGTTCGTCTTGCACTATTTTTCTAAGTTCATCTTCTTGTTTTTCTCTTGCAATCTCAGCAGGAGTTTTCTTAAATGTTAGTTTCATACTAATCTCCTAGTATGGACGGTACCTTTGGAGTACCGCCCGTAGGGTTATTTTAAAAGGATATCTCTTACTTCGTTAGCCGTTGGTATCTCGATATCAGGGAATGGGTTTTGCCCTGTTGCACCTTTACCAATTGAATGTCTTAGACCTGTGAATGGTGCAATATAAGGTGCAGCGCCAGCTAGCTTAGCCACTCCACCTTCACCTTTACCACTAAGCAAATCGCCTGTTGCTTCAAATACTCTTTGAATATTTCTAGCAGAAGGACCACTTTCACCGAACAATATACTAAAGCTATTATCACCACGAGTAGGATACAGAGGTTTAGCTGCATCCAATACTTTTTCGTATTGGCCTAGTACACCTGAAGAATACAATGCTCTCTGAGCATAACCCATTTCATCTAGATAAGGGCTAGCTTGTCCAAACTTAATAATATCTTTTAAATGTTGGGAAGCTGCGCCTAGCGCTATCATTGTAACAATCATTGCAAAGGTATCGTACTTTACTTGAGGCGTACCCTTTCTTAGTTGTTTATTCCAAAGTTTAGGAACAATGTTTGCAGTAAAAGTACTAATAAAGCCGTTAAATTGAGTAAAGAGTTGATAGTGTGGATCCTGAAAAAACAGAGGCCGGTTAGCAGCACCTGGTAATTGAACCCGTTCTTTAACAAAACGGTATACTGCCAGATCCATAATATCATTTAACTTGTCTTCTAATTTAGCTGCAGTTTCAACAACACCTGCGTCACGCGGCGCTGCATTATTTGCTTGCATATTACGGATAGCTTTTCTTAAAGCCTTAACTCTTTTGCTAGGCGATTTAATATACAATGCATCTGTTTTATCTACTGATGAGTCTGTCTTATCTAAAACATTAAAGACTTCATCACGGTAGACTTGATCTAAATCAGATAACAACTCCATCATTTCATCTGGATTAATTCCTAAGTCAAGAAGTTGATTATAAGTTCTTATTTCAATCTCTGACATTTTATCAAAGTCTAATCCACCTGTTTCAATACGAAAGCCAGCTGCTTTACCAGCAATAGTAATTGGTACTCTTATTTTCTTCCGTGGAGCTAAGTCTAGAATATCAAATCCAGACTTAACAAAATCAACTGCTAACCCTGCTGCCATTCTTCGTTGTATTTGAGTTACTTTTGTAAGACCAATACCTTTAAAGAATGACTCATGCAATCGCATGAATGCAACATCACGCTCACCTGTTGCTAAACGATCTACTACTGAGCTGGTGTCGGCGCTCTGGCCTACTTCCTTGAGAAGCTTTTCGGTTTTAGCAACTTCAGCAGCTAATGCCTTATCGAACGCTTGCATTACTTGATTAGTTAGTTGTTTAGTTGCAGCTTTAAACTCAGCATCAGTCTTTAAGTTAAAGAATAACAATGCGGTTTCTGGTATAGAAGATAACGCTGCTAGTGGAAGACCAGCAAGCAATGACCAGCTTGTTAAGAAAGAGTTAATTGCGGCTGCTCTTTTGCTTTCAATACGATTAAAGTTACCATGAGTACTATCAATGATTGAAGTCATGTAGTAAGCAAACTTGTCTATCTCTGCTTTACTTAAATCAGAACCTTGTAATGATTGTTCTTCTACTAATTGCTGAAACATCTTATTTAACTTGCGACCGCCATGACCAAAGTAGTCTGTTACTGAAGAATACTTAGCAGCATCCATTCTGTTACGATGTAATGTTTCAAACATATTATCGCTAGACCAGTCACTAAAATCTGGTTTTTCAGTTATCTTAAAGAAGGCACGTTTCACTGAGTTAGGTAAGTAAGTAACACCATTAATTAGTGATGCGTTAGTATTAACTGTACCTTGCCCCTGACGAACAATACTTTCGTATAGATCTTGTCTATCGTCTTCAGTTAATTGAGAACCAAGGTTAGTCTTAAGCCATTTCATAAAGCCTTCTTTATTTGCTTTAACTTTTTTCCAATCAAAACCTTGATGTTGCCACCAATAATCAGGATTATAACCTATCGTATTACCAGTCTCTCTTGTATAAGATCCACTAATTTTTTCATGTGCTTTATCGTAAGAGTTTTTAACTTGTTTAGCTGCAATATAAAGCTTTTTCATTTCAACTTCTTGATCAACAGTTAAGTTAAGCTCGATTAATCCTCCGCTATTAATATTTGCTTTTGCAATATCTCTATAACGTTTGATTTGAGCAGGCTCAGTTAAACCTAATCCTGCCAACGCTTGTTTTGCAGCGGCACGTTGTTGTGGCGTAGAGCGAACATCATAATAAATATTAACAAGCGGGTAAGCACCTAAGCGGCTTAACGTATATGCTTCATACAAATCAAATTGTCCAGATCTACCAAACTCTCTTAGCTTACGGCTAATGGCTTCTGCATTTTTAGTTTTAAGCTTACCGAACCCTAATAGTTTACCAATCCCAGGCTCATCAACTAACGCCGTCATATCTCCCATTGCTAGGTCATGCGCTTCTTTAAAGTTTGCACCCGAATGGTATCTACCCGTAGTATCTGCACCAATTAAAGCAAAGATCTTCATAGCCATTGGGCTAAGCACAAGCTTATCCATATTAATAGCTGCTTTTTCAGAGGCTAAAACTAGTTTAGCTGCACCCTGTATAGCCGCATCTACAAAATCCTTAGGGTCTTTAATATTCCGAAGAGTATTCATTAACCCTTGCTGATCTACAACATAAGAATCATGTGCTTCGCGACGAGCTTCGGTACCGTTATCTCTTAAGCCTTCTGCTTCTTCAATAATATTTTCAATATCAGGAATTATAACTCCGTTATTTGCATCTTCAATTCTTTTATTTTCAATAACATTATTTCGATCGGCACTATAAAGCCCACGATCTAACGCCATAAGTTTATTTTTACCTTGTTGATGGATATTGTTTGCCATTGACAACGCACCACCAACAGATCCCCCTGCTAATGCTGCGTTGATTGCTCGATCTAAGATTTCTTCTTGGGTATAAGTAGTTTCAGAAACACCAGCAGCAACACCTGTTTGAATAAGATCTTGTACTACTTCGGTACCTGCTTCAGTACCCATTCCTGTTAGGCCACGCCGCCCAATTTCACCTACACTAAACTTAGCAATATCTTTAGGGTCTAATCGAAGAGCAAGTTCTTTAGTATACTTACCAACCTCTTGACGGGTTACATTAAGTAGTTTATTTCTAGCTTCTTCAATTCCAATGCCTTGTTTCTGAGAGATATTACGAGCTACTTTTTCAAAGCCTTGTTTACTGAGGACTTGTCCTGGCTTTACTAGTCGTTCCAAACCAAAGCGTTCGAGTGCTGACATACCTACACCTGCCATTGAAGCAGCTATAAACTGTGTAACACCCTTATCACCTTCCATCTCATTCCAAGTTTGCCCAGCCATAGTCATAGCTAACGGTGCTGTAGATGCAGCTAATGCACCTCCCGCACCAATAACGGGTGCAAAAGGAGCGGCAACTGCCATTGACCCAAAGGCTAACATGACCTGGGGAACCATCATTGCTGTGTTATTAAGCACATACTGGAATCCAGTAGATACACTGTCAATATCTTTATAGTCTAATACAACTTCAGGCGCATCCATCATCCGTTGTTTAGCACGTGAAACCCCTGCCTCACCAAAGCGTTCTAGTGATTCAATACCAAAGGTTTCACCGACTGCATCTGCATAACCAAATAACCCTTCTTTAAGCCCTTCGATACCCTGATCAAAGCTTACTCCTGTAGAGCCTAAAAAACCAATTGCTTTGTTATCAATTGTTCTATCTGGATTACGGAATTGTACTCCTGTATGCAGATCAGGATCATAATACCTTTCATTCAAGGCAAGTGTTTTAAACTCTTTACCAAGCCGATCTACATAATCGTTATATTCATTTCCAATTTCTCTAAATGGGATTTTATCATCACCGTATATTGCTGCAATTAAATCAGCTTCTTGTTTAGCGATAATGCCACGTTCAGGGGTAAACTCATTTATTTCTGCAATACCAGCGGCGTAAAG